CATAACCAATCCCAACATTATTTACGCCTGTTGTATTTGAAGAAAATGCAAAAGCACCTAAAACAGTATTGGTATCTAAATCACCAGAACCCCTGCCTGCTGTTATTCCATTAACTGTAATGTCTGTAGCAAATGATGGATTGTTGTTTAATACAACACTACCTGTGCCTGTAACTGCTTTGCTTACTAGGTTTTTGCTTGCATTTGTAAATACTGCTTGTGATGCTGTAAGACTTGGAATGGTTATTGTTCCAGCAGCATTAATAGTCATTGCATCCGCTGTATTAACAGAGCCATTAACAATAAAGCTAATCTTTTGACTATCCCATGTACCTATTGCTAGTGGCCCACCATAAGATTCAACAAATGTTGCTAAAGGTGCAGAAAATGTATTGTTAGGATAACCTGCTGCTGAATAGCTATAGTTTGAGTTATTGATACCCAATTCACCATAAGATGTATGACCGCCATCATTAACAGCGTAGCTTGCATAGCTTGTATTAGCAGAGCTTGTGTTTTGTAAACTTGTGTAAAGATATAATGGTTCACTAGCTGTAAACGCAGCAATAACGCCTGAATCAGTATGACCCGTAGCATTGCCAACATTTAACGAGCCAACATTAGTTACGCCAGATGTATATGGGATTAATACTTTATTGTCAGCATTTTGATTGACAGACTTAGATGCAGGATAATCACAGAATACATCCTTAGCACCAGCAGAGAACGGAATCTTAGCAGTCGTGCCTAAACTATTTGACAGCACAGTATCACGTGACAATGTATTGCCTGTTGACCATGTACCTACGCCTACTTCCCATTCGCCTGTCAATGTGCCGTCAGAATTCTTGCCTTGAATGGTGTAATAAGTCGTGTTGCCGTTACCAATAGCTGAGAATGATTGATAGCCTGTCTGTGCGCCTGTTAGCGTAAACGAACCTGTGCCTGTAGACGTAGAGCTTTCTAATACTCTATCCTTTAAGACTAATGCCATTATTTAACTCCGATTATCTTGCCGTTCTCATCACGAACCACTTGTTTTGGCTGTGTAAGACGTTCAATTAGGTTAAGGTGAGCCATCGCTTGATGTTCCATTAAGTCTTTATGGCCTTGATGCTGTGCTTCCATCATAGAGCGCATATTTTCATTAATGGAATGTACTAATCCCTTTAACGCATGGGAACTCATTGCACACCTATAATCTTGCCATCTGCACCACGTACCACTTGCTTAGGTTTAGTCAATTGACCTACTAAGTTATCGTGAGCAGCTTGTTGTTGTAATACCAAGTCTTGGTTATGTTGTTGCTGTGTCTGCACCATCATCGCCATATTGTTGTTGATAGATGCAATTAGCTCAGACAATGCGCTTGTTGGCTGTTCAAAGCCATCAGGTGTCATTTCTGTTAGCGTTTCCTGCTCTTTAGCAGCGTTTACATCAATCGACTTGAGGTGCAGGTCAGTCTTAGCACCCATCTCAGCGATAAGCACCTTAGTATTATTCTCTAGCTCTAGCTTGTACTTATCAAACTCTAGACGTTGTGCTTCACGTTGTGCGTCAGCTTGCATTTCTGCTTGCTTCATTTGCGCTTCCATCTGCATCTTCTGTTGTTCAGCTTGCGCCTTAATCATTTCAGGTGTTGGCTGTGGTTGTGCTGGTGGTTGTGCAGCTCGTTGTGCTTGCTTCTCTTTAGCTTCATCTGCAAACGTATCAAACTCACCTTCAAGCGTACGTCCTACACGGAAGCCTTGCACTCCAAACTTGAGTAAATCCATAAGCAATGGTGTAAGCTCAGGCACTTGTTGTGCGCCTTGTATAGCCTTTTCAATGAAAGCACCAGTAGCTTGCATAAACTCTACACGGTCTTGCTTCTCTTGCGCTTCGTCAGCATACAACATAGAGTCAGTAGCAATCTCTACACGGAATGTACGCATAGGGTTGTTCTTTAATAACTCAATTGCTTGTGGTACTAATTGCTGGTCTGTTGCACTCAATAACTCTGCGCCACCAATCTTAATAATAGTTTCAGGTTGAAACTGTTGGCAGATAATCTGTGCTTTAATGCGTAAAATTTGTGATGCAAAGCGAGCTACTTCGTCTTGGTATGTCTTTAAACGTAATGTAGCGTATTGCCCTTTGATTTGCTGTGCAGTAGCTGTTTCAGAAGCCACAGATGCACCACGAATGATGTCTGAGATGCCTGTAATGTCATAGATTTGTTGCTTAACTTGCCCCATCGCTTGATAAGCCATGTTCAATGCAGCAGCAATAGGCTGCAAGTCTACAAATGTTACAGCACCTTGCAAGCCACCCTTTTCAGCGAAGGCTGCATAGTTCTTAACAGGAATAAGCGTGTTGTTATCGCCCTCTGTAAATAAACGATTAAGGTCAGGGTTAGCAGCATCATAGAAGCCACGTACCTTCAATGCGTCAATCAAGCCCTTGATACGGTCAGTCAATACGTCTAGCTCATTAGCCTGGTCTTGATACAATGTGAAATCAGGTACAGGCACTAGGCTTTCATTAGTCAACGTAGAATAAATAGGCTCAGGACATGGGAAAAACTCCTCTAAACCTAGAGGGTCATCACGCTTGTCAAGAATCTTGCCCATTGACTTGCTAATCCAATACACGCACTTAGTTTCTCTGCACCATACTTCATACACTAATGCTTGCTTAGTCGTGCCTTCTGTCATCTTCTGACGTGGCTCGTCTGGTGACGCATCTAATGGAATCTGCTTCCATAGCATGTCAAACTGTTCTTCAGGAAAACGCTCTTTAAGCGCATCACGGTTCATGTACACTCTACGCCATACACAATTTACTTCAGGCCATGTGCGACCATAAGCATGACCAAAATCACGCCAATGTACGTAATCTACAGGCGCTTGCTCGATGTCAAGGTATTCGCCTACAGATTCTGATTGCTCATCTTCTTCAGATACTTGGAATTGGTCTGTTTCAATAACAGGCTCGTAACGAATCCATGTCGTACCACGGCCACCTAAGAAACGGTCTGATACGCAAGATGCTAAAGCATGATGGAAATCTTCTGTGTTAGTAATCTCAAAGTCTAGCGCACGTTCTAATAGCATAGATGCTACACGGGCTACAGGGTCATTGTCTTTATGTCTACGTGATACGTCAGGCTTAGGCATACGGCTAAAGGTAGCAGCCTTAAGGGTTGATACGTTAGCCCACAAGATGTTGTAATGAGATTGTGCAGTCGTAGTCGTTCTATCATCACGATAGCGTCTAAGAATTTTCTCTACACGGCCTTCCCATTTAGCAAACTCTTTCTCGTATTGGCTAAACATGTCAAGGTATGTTTGTACCTCTGATGTCACCTCTGATACTTTAGCCATGAGTTATCCTTAACCGAAGAACACAGTTGCGCTTACAGTTCCACCAATTACTATGTACAAGCCAGCACCTAATGATGCAGGGATTGTGTAGTAAGTTGCAGCCACAGGTGTAAATGTTTCGACTACCTTAGCAGTCGTTGTTGTTGTAGCTGAGTCGTAGATAGTGATTGTAGGTGTAGCTGATGCTGCTGAGACAAAAATACCTAGCAAGTCTGTGTTGATAGGGCTTACGTTGCCTGTTGCTGTGATTAGCTTATAGCCACCAGTAATTACTGAGTTCATGTTAAATCCTCTTAGGTTGTTTTCTTGGTTGAGATGCCCATAGTTCGTCAAGGGTTACATCTGTCTGTCCTACTGATATGCCTCTAATTGGTATTTCTTCTACCTCAGGCTTAACTTCTTCACGCCAGTTAATAGAAGCGTAACGCATAGCATCCGCAGCATGTGATGTCCAATCATGTCTAGGCTTATCTCTAAACATTTTCTTGTCGTCATCCCACTCACGCTGATACTGTTTCAATGCCTCTATGCCATCATGACAACGCTCTTTATCAAACCATGCTCTTGGCATCATCTGACGTGTAGCTTGAATACCATCTTGCATTGACAAGCTAGGAGTAATCGCCATCTTGTTTAATGTTAAATGTTCAGCCAGCATCTCAATCACAGACTTGCCACCAGAGGCCAATGTCTTAGCTCTAGCATCATGTGGTAAGAAGTGTGTCTTATACTTGTAAGGCTTGCTTAATACTTGTGCAGCGTAATGGTCAATAGACTTGCCGGAGGCATTGTAGTAGTCAATGAAGTGAACCTCACCATGCACCACTTGATAAAACCAAATAGCTGTATCGTCTGAGTAACCCAAATCCCATGCCGTGTAGACATCTGCATATCTATCGTACTCGACCTCTGTGATGCGACCATCTTGTTCAGCTTGGTACAGTTCTCTGCCCCATATAGCGCCTGGCAATGCAGCATCAAAGTCGCACTCCATCTCTTGACGCCAAGCATCTTCTGATAGCTCTGTCTTTAATGAGTCTATTTCAGCCTGTGGCAATATGCCTGATTCATCTACTGTTATCTTTAATGCAAGCCAATCATCTGAACGAGTTGCCCTATCATAGACTTCCCAAAATTGATTGCGACCCTTAGGCGTACCGATAATGATTGCTTTGCCTTGACGGTCAGCCAACGCTGGGCGTACCACATACTGGAAAACAGTAGACTTCCAATCACCATATTCATCGCAAATAATACTGTCAAAATACAAGCCACGCAGACTATCGGCATTATCAGCACCAAATAGCTGAATTCTAGCGCCATTCTTAAAGTCGATACGAAGCTCAGATTCATTGACCGTGATGCCATCTATTACCCTCGTATAGTGTTTAACGTAATCCCATGCAACGCTTTTAGATTGTTTGTAGAAAGGTGCAATGTAAGCACCACGAAAGTTAAGCTGCTTAGATGTGACTGCATCTTTAATAAGCTGATTGATACATGCTACTGTCTTGCCAGCTCTACGATGCGCTACTACTACTTTCCATCTATGCTTACTATTATGTAATGGTGCAAAGGCTTCACGTGGCTTATAGGGGATTACTATTCTTCCCATGAATACTGATTCACTTCAGCGTATAGTTCTGTTTTCTGTGCTACTTCTGTAGGAGCGTTAGATAATGTCTTATTTAATAGGAACTTGGCAGCATCCAATTGTGATGGTTTAAGCTCATTTTCTGAGTTACCAAGTGCATGATTTTGCAAAAGGTTTACAAGCTGACTAGATTGTATTTTTAGCTTAATATCTTCTTGGTGTCTTGGTCTTAGTGTTCTGGCTGCCATATATGTACATAAGAGTTGTCTTACGCTCCATAAAATTAAAGATTGCGTTTGTAATAAAGATTAAAATCATTGTTTTGTGGGTTATAACTTCC